TAGCATTATTAACGTATGTAAAAAATGGAATTATAAAAATACATGGTAATATACACGCGTATGATTTGAATGAACCATTAATTTATATCTACAAAAATATACAAAATAATCATAATGAATTATACGAGCAATTGCAAAACATTATAAAAGAATTTAATAAATGTGGTAATGGTGAACTAAACCGAAAACCAGCTAACATTGAAGAAGCAACAGATTTGAAAGAAAATTATTATTATTGGATAAGAAGTGAATATAATAAATTAGATGAAAAAAATAGTATATTAGGTTCTGCTATGTTTATATTCTTAAATAAAACCTGTTTTAGAGGTATATTTAGAGTTGGACCAAATGGGTTTAATGTTCCATTTGGACATTATAAGAATCCAGAAATCATTAATAAAACACATTTGGATGAAATACATGATTTAATTCAAAATGTAATATTTGAATGCTGTGATTTTAATACATCACTAACAATTGTAGAACCCAATGATTTTATATATCTTGACCCTCCATATGCTCCAGAAACTGTTAAGTCATTTGTAGGATATACGGAAAATGGATTCAATCTTGACAATCATAACCAATTATTTAAATTAATTCACGGTTTAACTGATACAAATAAAAAGATAATGCTAAGTAACGCAGATGTAGAATTAGTACGTGAAAACTTCACAAATAAAAAATATAATACAATATCTATTTTATGTAAAAGGTCTATTAATTCTAAAAACCCTGATGCAAAAGCAAAAGAAGTTATTATTAAAAATTATTAAATTATTATATTTACATTATAGGTGCTACCAAATCACTAAAACGAATGTATTCAATACCCCATGATTTTGCTATATCCAATATAAGTTGTGTTTTTTTTGTAATATTTCCACCAAAATATCTTGTCTTACCATTCGTTAATTCTTCTTCTTGATATGCTACACACACAATCCTAAGCGGCTTTCCATACAATTCAGGTATATTCTGGTATTTAATAAATGTTCCATATACCTTTTCTCCTGCTGTTCCAGATACCCACCAATTAGATGTTTTTACTTCATACACATATTCATCTGTTTCCCAGTCTGGTTCAAATCCATCCATGCGAATTACTTTTCTTGGATTCTCACCACGTGCTTTTAAAACATCAAATACCAGTTTTTCACCCAATAAGGTTGTCCATTGTCCGTTATTTATTTGTCCTATCATATCGTTGCCCCATTTTTTTTCTTTTTCTTGTAATTCCTTTTTCTGTTGTGCAATAGATATATCAGGTTTTTTTATAACGTTTGATGGTTTCGTTAATGCCCATGATATACGTTCTTTTAAATTCATATCATAAGTATTAACCGTTTTATTATCAACGGTTTCTATTTTGGGTTGTTCTTGCTCTTCATTAAATTCACTCATCGTTAAAAATATAATACCCATTTAAGTATTACATTTTTATCAATTTTTTACATTACATTGCTTGTTTTTTAATTAATGCCAGTATAGGATGTTCTTTTTGTGGTGTTTCTTTTTTTATATTTTTACGAGTTTTACTTTTTACAGTTTTATCTACATTTTTCTCCTTCTTTTTATTAGAGTTATCATTCGGTGCATATCTTAAAAACCACATTTGATATTCTTTTGTAGTTCTGTCATTACTCAATTCTTTAAACATCTCTGTTTTCTTTGAACGCATATCTTCCAATGTTTCTTGTTTACCATAACAATCTATACTATAGCGTTTTAAAATACCGTGTTGGTCCAGATGATTATGTTGTTCCATTTGAAATAAAAACATAGCAATACACATTAATCTATCTTTATTATAATGCGGCATATTTGCATACAAGAAACTTAAATAAAAAGCCAAAATAGTATCTATTGTTGCAATTTTTATATTCTTTCCATCAACTGTAATTTCATTGTAACTATGACAAGCGATTGGTTCATAAATGTATGCCATACTATATTTACCAACAACTATTTCTACATGCCTGGGAATAATTTCACCAATGGATTTATGTTTAATTATTTTTATATCTTTAAATTTCTCTTTTTGTAGACGCTCCTTCGCGATTAATGCACATTTATCTGGGTCATCCGAAATAATATCAAAATCAGGGATTGAGTCCACTAACTTCTTTTTGGATTCTGGCATATGATTTGCATATAAATGTGTTGAATACCCGCCAAAAAATACGGAACTATTATCTATAAAAATATCTCGCATTAATAAATGTAGTCGTTCTTCATTTTTCAATGATATATCCATTTTCTTCGTAAAATCAACCGCAAAACAGTTTTTCTCTAATTTCATTGGATAATATTTATTCAATATACTTAATCGTTTTGAAACTTTTTCCCAACGCGACACATCTCCTGCTGGTCTTGACAATTCTAAATACATCGCCATTCGTAAATAATCAGGAGGCGCATATTTTATACCCGCTATTTGTATAGCATCTTTTGTTATAGAGTTATAAATCTCACTATGTAAATACGTAATGTCTGCTATGGGAATAAAATTAACAAACACTTTAAATGTACCATAATGAACACCTGACTTCGCTTCTACTTCCGTATATCCCGCCTTATAATATATATCTGCAAGTTCTTTGGCATCTTCTAAAGCATTCGCCGAAAAAAAATCATAATCAGGTATTTCTATATCTCTTTTATAAAATTGTGCATATGTTGGTAAAATATTGTTAATGGCAGTTCCGCCATAACATATCAACTTCTTTTTGATAATAAAATCCTCCACTATTTTTAACATTTCTTGAATATCCTTGCTGTTAACCTTTTTACGTCCTTGTAATTTCTCAGTTTCATCCACAGCATGACGCAATATTGCTAACTCACAATCTTCAAATGTCATATCATCCTCACATAATTTTGTATTAAATTTCCTTTTTGGTTTATTAGAAGTCTTCTTTTTGGTTTGTCCACCCATATTATTTATAATATAATATAATTAGAAATAATATTACTAAACTTCATTAATGAGAGTTGTCTTAATTTACTTAGTAAAAAATTTTAATGCACTTGCGAGTGGAACTATACCTGCGTTCATATCATTAAAAAACTCCTCATATTTTTTAAAATTTTCATCTACTATTTGAAATTGACATAATAAATTTTGACAACCATGGTTTACTATAAATTCTTTATATGCTGGGTTTGACTTATTTATTACTATATCAGGTTGTACCATTTTCATATTTTTTGATGTTGTATGTATATTATCATCTTTTAGTAATACTGGTTTTCTTGCATGACCTAATAAATCTGTGTAATGATATAAATTCAAGTATTCACTACCACTTTCAAGATTCATATACTTTGTTAAATCATAACAATTTATTGCCCCCTTTTCACATGATGTATGGTCATTATAATCATAGTTTACTGTTTTATCTACTATTATTACTACTTTACCCATTACATCTTTTAATTTTGTCTCCTTAGTAATTTTACCATCATATATCACAGATTTTAATGTTGCATCTATTGACGTTGCTACTGCATGATATATGTTTGAGTCGTTGGGTTTTATTCGCAAATTAATAAATAAAGGGTCTTTATTGTTTGGAGAACCTTGAGAAAATGCATTGGTTGCAACTGTTGTCAATATTTTATCCAACAGTACGCTATTTTGTGTATCTAATAAAATATATGATTTATCACTTGATACTGCAACCATCGGTTTGAACACATTTTGTTCTTTTATATGAAATACTTCAAAGTCCAAAAAACGACAACCTCGTTTTAATACTTCCTTTACCATATTTGTACTAACATATTTACCACTACATGCCGAGTTATAAGATGCTTTTATACAATATTCATGTAATGGCATTTTCGCATATTTATTAGATATACTTTGAAGGTTGTTGAACTCATTGTATTTAGCTACTACGTCTTTAACTTCGTTTTCTGCTGGTTCAAATCCTTCTATCGTTTTTGAAAAACCTTCTGTCGTTTTTGTATCTAAATTATTCAATATTATACGCCTTTTATATTTCAAATTATATAACAGATAAATTATTAGTATTATTGAAATAATTAATAGGATCAAATGGAAATTATTAATCATATTTATATTTTATGTATATATAAACAAATATAATAAAAATATAGTATATAACTTATTCAATGGCTGGTGGATTACTAAATATAGTCGCTGTCGGTGCAAATAACATTTTTTTAACAGGTGACCCATGTAAAACATTTTTCAAAGCTACCTATGCAAAATACAGCAATTTTGGACTACAAAAATTTAGAATAGATTATGACGGACAACGAGATTTACGAAAGGCAGAACCGTCTACATTTACGTTTAAAATTCCACGTTATGCTGATTTATTGATGGACACCTATATTGTTGTTGCATTACCTGATATATGGAGTCCAATCTATCCTCCTACGCAAGATACTGGTTATAAATGGGCTCCATATGAATTTAAATGGATTAAAAATATTGGAACTCACATGATTAAAGAAGTTACTATTACATGTGGGTCTTTAACAT